CTCAACAAGCGGCACCGGCTCCTGCTTCTGTATCAGTTGCTGGAAAAACGTATAATCGTAAAGATTATCCACAAATGACGGATGAACAATGGGCGGCGTACGTAAGACAAACTAAAGGTTAATAATGAGTCCAGATCAATGGTTAGCTTCTCAAACGGAAGAGAAACCAGCGGCTGCGTTAAGTCCGGATCAGTGGTTAGCACAGCAACAACCTGCGGAAAAAGAACCGACTAGATTAAGTCCGGATCAATGGCTTGCGCAGCAGCCTGTAGAGGCAAAGACGTCTAATCCGTTTAAAGGGCTAGTAGCTCGTACTGCTAGCTTAGCAGGTGAAGGTGTTGAGGCTGTTGCTCGTGTAGCAGAGAACTTAGGTGACAAACTTGAGACTGCTGTACCGCTAAGTAATTTAACACCAGAGCAGATAAAAGAAGAACAGCAACTACAACCGCTGTTTAATTGGGCTAATTCGCTAAGGCAGTACGGCAGAGAGATTGGCTATGAGCCGTCTACAAAACTTGGAGAGTTGCCGGGTAAACCCTTATTAATTGTGCCGTTTATTGCCGAGCGACTTATATCGTCGGCGCCGGACATGGCTGCAGCAGTTGTGGCAACTCCTGCTTATTTAGTAGCTCTAACTAACGAAACATTAAATGAGCGCTTAGCTAATGACAACAAGCCACTAGAAGAAGCTACTATTGCTGACGTTACTGCCGCTGCTGGCGCTGCTGTTGTACAAGCTTACTTAGAGAGATTTGCAACTAAAGCATTGGTTAAAGGCAAAGCTGGCGCAGAAGGCGCCACAGCAACAAGGCGAGTAGGTAAAGAAGCAGGCTTACAAGCCGGAACAGAAGCATTAGAAGAAGGTGCAGGATATCTTGGTGGTACAGCCGGTACTGTAAAAGGCGTAGATGTTGCGCAGTTAGCCGAGCAGATGTTAGAGGGTGCTATAGTAGGTGGTGGATTAGGTGCTGGTGTTCAAGCAGGCAAAGAGTATTACACCAAGAAGCAACGTGCCGAATTAGCCGACATAGTAAGAAGCGACCTAGAAGCAAGGGGAGAAACACCGACAGAAGAGCAAATCGGCGCAATCGTCGATAATATGATACGGATACAGAAAGAAGGTAAAGCAGATGAGACAGGAGCTGGAACTGACACCGGAGCTACTAAGCGAGGCGTTTCTGTATCTGAAAAGACAGAAGCTGGAGAAACCGCCGGAACAACTACAACATCTACCACTGGGGGCGTGGGTGGAGATCAAGGAACTTCTGGAAAACCTGGAGTGGGAGAAGAAACACAGCAGGGTGCATTAACAGACGAAGAAATAGCCGCAAAAGCTAAAGAGTTTCAAGATAAAAGAGCGGCTTTATTAACTAAGACTGGCAGAGTACCGCTAGCTACTTCTAAAAAAGGCAAAGAATACCAAGCATTAGTAGACGAAGAAGAAGCGTTTATTAAAAATGCTATGGCTGCTAGACAGCAAGCAACACCCACACAACTAACGCTACAAGAACAACAAGCACTACAAAATGAGCTACAGCAAGAGCAGTCGCAGCTAAATGCGCCGATTGAACCACAAACTGAAGAATTTAAGCAGTACTTTAAAGACTCTAAAGTAAGAGACCAAAGCGGACAATTAATACCGCTATTCCATGGCACAACCGCAACCGGTGAAAAGGGTGAAGGAATAGCCCAATTCAAACTAAGCAAAGAAGGTTCTTTAGGTTCTGGTATTTATTTAACTCCGGACACTAATTTTGCAGATACTTATACAGGTATGCCTTCCCCTGAAATGATAGATGCTATGGAAGCCGAGGGAAAATTATCGCAAGAATATATAGACAAACTAAGAGAGCCCTATAGAACCGGAGAATTAGCGCCGGGACAAGTTGGTGGCAACGTTATACCTGTATTTGCAGACATACAAAATCCATTAATCATTGATACTAAAGATAGACGTTTTAATCCGGCTGTAGATTTATTGGTAGCACTCGGCGTGCCACAAGCCAAAGCAGAAGCCATAGTTGAAAAGGCTGATGAAGATAAAGGCGGAATTACTAAAGAAGTAATGACTCGTGCTCGAGCTAAAGGTTATGACGGCATCTTACAATACAGAGATGGAGTTCTTTCAGAAGTAGTTGCGTTTAGCCCAAACCAAATTAAATCGGCGTTTAATCAAAAACCCACATACCGCCCTGAAATACTTAACTCTAGCCCCAAAGCAGATCAAGCTGATGCGGATATGAGTAAGACAGTACACCCACGGGTGGCGCAGGCTATTGAGGCAAACGATATTCAGGGTGCTTTAAAAGCAATTAAAGATACAGCCGGTAAGTTCTTCTCTGAGTTTGCCAGTCGGCTTATGGAGCTTGGGCTTAACACGCAGATTAGCTTTAACCAACAGTACGCTCTAATACAAAATGAGTTAAAGAAAATAGAGGGGCAACAAAATCGTGTAATCACTTGGATACAAACTGTAAAACCAGAGGTCTATGAGAAACACTTTAACCCAGCTAATATGCTTAACCGCTTTACTGGGATGCACGATTCTTTCAAAGCTTTAGCTGAAGGCAAGTTAGGTATTGATCCTAAGATGTTTAAGCAGGATCTGATTGACATCAATAAAGTATATTCTAATAGCATAACGTCTTTACAGGCTCGTGGTACGTTCTTCGTTACACAAAACGCTGCTACATTTAACACGGTCTTTGGCGGGAACAACAACCAAACCGTCATGCACGAGTTTACCCATGCTGCTACCCACTGGGCAATTAACAACCCCACAAAGCTAACCGAGCAACAAAGAAAATCTTTAGATAATTTAAACACTTTATTCCGCTATGCGAAAGCCCACACTAAAAACCCAAACCATAATGCGTACAAAAATGTGCATGAGTTTGTAGCAGAAGCATTTAGCAACGCCGAGTTCCAGAAAGAGCTTCGTCAGATGAAGTCGGCGATGGGTTCTAATATGTCTGCATGGTCTAAGTTTATACAGACTGTAGCTAAATTGTTTGGGGTAGACAACGTTTTATTCCATACACTAGCCAACGCCGACGTACTGTTCTCAGCTAATTACGGTGCAACTGCAGTAACTAACACCCTGTTTTCGCCAAGCTCGTTTAGTGTCAGTAGTAAGAAAACATTCCAGCTTAACGTCCAAGAGCGGCTTAGCTTCTTGACGTCTCTTATTAAGGGCAAAGTTAAGTGGAAAGATTTAAACAAGAAAAACTTAAAGAAATTCTTAGGCACTACTAATGAACAATATCGTCGGTATCTGTTGGGTGCTTTAACCTTAGACCAGATTACAGACATGGTTGGCAGTGACATGCCACAGTTTAAGCAGTATGTTAAAGAAGTAGACGCCATGATTAACACCCGCAACAGAATTCTTGCTGAGGGTGACAAGTCTATTAAAGAATGGAGTGAGCTGTTAGAAACCAATCCAGAGAAAGCCACGCAACTTGGCAACATGATGATTGAGGCTACCATTAAAAAGATTGATCCAGACCCGCAAGGTGCTGGGCATGACGCCGCAAAATTTCAAGCCGATGCCGATTTGAAGAAAGCATGGGCTGCTATGGTCGCTGGTCCTGACGGTCCGAAGGCTTTAAAAATTTATAGAGACGTGCGTACGTTTTATGAAAAGCGGGCTAAAGAGTATATCGCTATCCAGTTGCAACGCATTAGATCTAGAGAAGAAGCTAAGGGAACCGACCCAGATAAGATAAACGATATTATTCGTGAAGAGCATAAAGAAATTACCAAGGAGATGATACGTCCCTACTTCCCAATTAAACGTTTTGGTGACTATTGGCTACAAATCGGCAAAGGCAAGAGCAAAATATTTATGCAGTTCGAAGATGCTTGGGCTAGAGAACAAGAACTAGAGAAGCAGAAACAAAAGCTTATAGCCTCCGGCATGACAGAAGATCAAGCTAACGGAATGCTCGATGTTGGACAAGGATTTAGCGAAGGGTTTGGTCAGCGCCTAGCTGATATAGCACACCTGCAAAAACTTAAAGACCGCATTGATGCAGAGACAGATAACATCATTGCTAGCACAGATGCTAGTGTCAAAGCCGACGAAATTAACTCGTTGCGGGATGCTTTAAAAGACAACTTCGACCAGTATTACATGGAGCAGTTGCCAACCCAGAGTATTCAAAAGATGTTTTTGCATCGTGATAATATCTCCGGCCCAAGCGCCGACATGCTCCGTGCTTTTGCTGTATCTCGCCAGCGTGTGGCTTATCAGAGAGCTCGTTTCCAGCACATGCCTCAGTTGTTTGATACTTTAGAAGCAGCTAGGATGTTCTTAAAGACTGTTCCGCTTGAGGAACGCACTCGGCTTAGGGACTACGTTAACGAGTTAGAGCTTAACCTTAAGAACGCTATTCTAGAGCCACCCAAGCAAAGCGGTTTAACTACTGGACTTACACAGTTCGGCTTCTTGCACTTCTTAACTTCGCCCGCTTCTGCTCTCGTGAACATGATGGCTATACCGGGTATCTACGTTCCAAACGCTGCTGCTAAGTATGGTATGACAAACACCACGATTGCACTAGCTAAATACAACAGGCTCTTGGGTGGTACAGGGTTCCGCAGCACAACTACAGGTCGCATAGAGTTTTTGTCTTTATCCCGTGCAGAATTAGAAAACCATCCAGTTAAAGGTGGTCCGATGATCGCTGATGAGGATGGGGTTTTGCGTCCCGCTACCTTGGCTGATGTGTATAACGAGGGTGTCGCTCGAGGCATTATTGACACTACACTGACCCACGAAGCTGCTGCTATTGGTGAACAACCTGCTAATGAATACACAGGAAGATGGCAGAAGTTTATGTACTACGCTAGCTTGCCATTCCACTCAGCAGAAAAGTATAACCGTGAAACAGCTTTCATGGCGTCGTTTGAATTAGCCTATAACAGGTATATAGAAAAAGGATATACCCCCCAGAAAGCATACGATGCTTCGTTACAGGATGCAAGAGACCTTACGCAGAAGACTATGTTTAACTACAACACTATCAACAAGCCCCGCTATTTCCGTGGTGACTTAAGAAACATAGTGTTGCAGTTTAAGATGTACCCACAGCATATGTCTGTGCTTATGTATAAAACTTTTAAAGATGCATTAGGCATAGGCATAAAAGCCGAAATGGACTCTTTTGAGCGTAGCTATGGTAAAGACCCAGATTTTGAAGAACTCAAAAAAGCCAAGGAAATTGAGCTTAATGAAATGAAGCTTGAAGCAACAAAAGCATTCACTGGCATGATGGGCTTTACTTTTGTAACAGCGGGTATTTCAGGTCTGCCGTTGTTCTTTGTATTCCAAGGCGTAGCAAACGCTATGCATGCTTTGTTTGAAGATGATGACAAGCCATTTGACGCAGAGAACTGGTTCAAAAACTGGACTAACAGGCAGTTTGGAGACTTCTTTGGTGACACCGTATCCCGTGGTTTATTGTCGCAGGCTACAGGTATGAACTTCGCCGACCGTATGGGAATTAACTTAACCGACATGTGGTTCCCTGACGTTAAGAAGAGCCAAGACGAAGTCCAGTACATACAGAACATGATGACTAACTTAATGGGCCCAACTGCCGGCGCATTGCTAAATTATGTGGAAGCATACAAACGCTACAACGACGGCTATACACAACGTGCTATAGAAGTTATGATGCCAGCAGCTATTAAGAATGTCATGGTTGGAACACGGTATATGATGGAAGGCAAAGCGCTTACCATGAAGGGTGCTACTTTGGACGAAGAGATTACGCCAGCAGAAGCACTAGCCCAAATGCTTGGTTTCTCTCCAGAAGATACGGCTAAGAAACAAAAGTCCGCCATCGAGATGAAGAGTGCAAACGAAGAAATAATGAGTCGGCATAATGACTTACTCAATGCTTTCTTTATAGCCGTAGACGGGAACAGCCCAGAGGATATGCAGCGGGTTATTGAGAAGATTATGAAGTTTAACGCTGCCAACCCAGCCGTAGCAATAGATGGTGGGGCTTTATATGACTCCGTCCAGCGCCGCTACAAAGATCGAGCTTTGGCTAATATTACGGGCGGTATGCCTATCAATAAGAAGTTAATGCCGTATCTTGATGGCATGAGAGATTACGCCAGATAAAAAACCCCGTCGGTTAAGACGGGGTCAAGATTACAACTGAAAGGAAGTAGCCGAAACCAAACGACTACATCCAAATGATACTACTGAATACGCCACACACGCAAGCCCTGGACCCCCTGCTCTATAACAAGTTGTGTTTTTATCTTATAGCGTAGCCTTTTGGTGGTCCGCTTGATCTGACTCTGAGCTTCTTCGACGTCCAAACAAGGTATAAAAAAAGAAGCCCCGACCACAAACTTCCTCCAATTAATTCTGAAGCTGAGTCTGTGGATCAACATCTGGGGCGGCTTTTACTGTCTCTATAAGGGCTTCGGTATCAAGGAAGTGCTCGTTATCTAGGCTAAACACCAAGACAGACACAGGGGGAGAACTGACTTTAGTACCTTTAGATAGCCGTTTCTTGACCTCGCCAAGGTAGATTTTGTCTGCAGCCAAGCCCTTTAGGACGTCTTTTAAGGTGATCTGGTGCTTGGAACAGTAGCTGCGTATCTGCTTAGCGTTAATAAACAGCCTCTTGGTGTCCGGCTCAATCCTAATAAACAAGTCATTGAACTTAGGCTCGACTATGGGTAGCTGCTCCATGCCAGTCCGACGGTCCGTTTCGCCATTAATAACTAGGGTGCTAGCACGGTGCTCGTTCATAAACTCACCTATTACGCTGGCTTGGTTGGAGCTAGGGGCCTTAGTCTCGCTACGCATAGTTGTCAGTTCTTGGACTAACCATCGGTATACCCGCCCGATATTGAAGTCAGGAATGATCCCAATATCTTTAGCCATTAAAGCACCAGCTATGTTGCACGCCGCCACAGCTGACCAAAAGCGCTCTCGGTTGGTAAAGCCTATCTCGGCATCTAGTTTCTGCTGAACCTGTTTAACCGTATCTATTGCGTCCTCTAGGTTAGCTACAAGGTACTCAATATACATCTTCCCGGCATATCCGTAGTTAGAATACAGTCCGTTAAATATGGCGTCGGCTTGCTCCTTGCTTAGGTTATCAGTCATCTCAATGCGGTACTCAATCAAGCGCATTAACTCGCCATCAGGTGTAGCCTTTAAAGACGTCAACTTATCTTGGAATGATGCGTTAGAACTACATAGGGCTACGGTTCCCCACTTGGTTAAATTAACCCGCTCGGCGTTATCCTGAGACTTCATACGCCCCTTACCACGACCCTGAGAAATACTGTAGGCAAAGTCCGAAAACTCATCTCCAGTCATCTTAGTGATCTCATCAACTGTTACAGGCAGGTTGTTCATAATGCCGAGCCTATGGATCTTGACGTTGTAGGTATCTTTCCATTGAAGCATTAGTTCTTCGGGGTGCCCATAAACGCTGTTGCACATCTTCAATACTGTAGATTTACCTGTGCCTGACGTGTTATTAATTAGGTTAACAATCGCACCCTTGAGGTTTAAATGCTTGATTAGTGGGGCACCAAAGGCTGTAAAAAATCCAAATGCGTGTGGCTCAAACCCTTCCATGCTGTAAGTCTGTGCAATAGCCTGCCATTCTTTTAAAGAACCAACCGGCGTCATCCAGTCGGCTAAGCTACCTGTGTCTGCAGATGGTGGGCTATAGCTGTTTCCTACTGCTGAAATCTCTTGATCTCCAAGAATAAACTTGGCGTCGTTATCCGTCCAACCAAATTGTGTTCTCATAATCTCTACTCTTTCTCTATTTTGTAAGTCTTTAATAAACGAAATGATGTAGGACATAACTCCTTCCATCTGCTTTTTAGGTGCAGCAACACCATGCCAAGATAATTTATCTCGCAGCTTCTCAATCGTCATAGCTTCTGTCTGCGGTATAGCAAATTCTCTAACCCCGTCCTTCGGTAAATGTAGCCTAATCCAAACTGCATCGCCTCTTTTAGGATCGTTCAAACGCTTAACAACATACAAGTCGTGCTCATATATAAGCGCTGGCTCATCTTCTTCATCCGCACTTTGCCGATACACACCCCCGTTTTTGCCCCTAAAGTATGGGAACGGAAACTCAGGAACTTTAAATATCTGCTTCTCGCCCTTGGGAGTTTCGGAAACAATCGGTGCATCAGGCTCGGCTACAAGAATCTCGTTACCTAATTGGATAGGGTTTTTAATCTTGTTCTTATGCTGGCAGTCGTTACAGAACCCTGGGTTGTAGTACTCCATCTTCTCGCAGGAATACGGGAACTCAATCTTTTCAGCCTTTCGTTCTGTAGCTGCTGGGTCATACTCAGGATGCTCTTTACTTACAGCATGTATAGCTATATCTCTATCTACGCAATGCGTAGCAATACTTAAGACTGCACGCCATCTAGGCTCGTCAAGCGTGGCTTGGTTCTCAACCAAATTAGCAATCTGATTGCATCCCTTGCCATCAAGCGTTTTGAGCATGATGGTCTTAAACCGACTCTGTGAGTTTTTTCTGGTGTTTGTATCTTGGTTATACTGCCGTGGGATATAGTCGGGACCCACAAGCACACCAAGTCGCTTTTTTACATCTTCATAATCCATTTCATCGGTTATGTTGATAATCGACACCGGTAGCGGCTCGGCTTGCTTATAGTTAAAAGTCTCAGGTACTCTAAGAATAGATGCGCTTTCCGCAGTGCGGGAGCCGTCGGCTTTGAACTTATGCTCTTCACATAAGTATTTAATGCGGTCGGCTACAGGCTTCCACTGGTTGCGAGATATAGTTTGTGCAAGTCTCCAATACACATGGACACCACGCCCCGAATTAACGGTTGACGGCATCGGCATATTAATAGTCTTGCAAAACTGCTCAAGCGCAGCTAAGCCTTCTTCTTGCGTTGTGTACGGCTTACCTACTCCGCAATCTATATCTAACCAAAACGATTTAAAGTATGTGCTATTTTTCTGTGTGCGTCCGTCAACATCATTACCATACTTGGCACAAGCAAAATAAACATCATAGGATTGAGACAATAAGTTTTCAATTTCATCAGACGCTTCATCAAGTGTCTCAACAAATACTTGTCTTGGATGCCCCTGTTGCTTTAAACCTACTATGCAATACCACCCTTCTTTGGGGAGCACTGCTGTTAATAAGTCTGTCTTTGCCATATCACCTCAAAACCGAAGAAAGGAAGGGCAGCAGGAGGGTTCGGCATCCCTCTTTTCGTTCCGTCAAACTAGCTGCCCCGGGGGTAAACTAAACGCTAAAGCGAGCTTTCTCTAGCAATGCTTTTATCTTTTCAGCCCGTTCTTTATTGGGTTTTGTAGCACCTACAAACCACTGGTATATCGTCATGCGAGATACATTAAATTTCCCCGCAATTTGACATACCGGTATGTCCTTGGTTATACAATACCTACCAAGCTGAACCCCAATTAACTTGGAGTCCGCCTCTTGGTTAGCTCTAAAAAGCCGGAGGCTATAACCTCTTAAGCTCATGCGTCATCCGTTGACCAGCTACTTAGGATTGACTTAACGTCTTTCTTAGCAGTTGGTTCCGTAGCTTTTTTCTCGGGACGCTTTTTAGGCTCGGCTACTTCAGCACGAGGATCTTCCGCTTCTGCTTTCGGTGCAGCTAATTTAGGAGCACTGTCGGTTTTGGGAACGCTTATCTCAATAGCTTTCTTAGCAGCCATAGACGCACCCTGACGCTTAGCTATCTCCCAGTCTTGCTCAGTTAAGAACGCTAGTGGTTTAAAGAATAGCTTAGCTGTATCGCTATCAGGATCAAAACGCATTTCAGTAATCATGTTGTTTAAGTTATAGCCCTGTGATGCAACATAGCTACCGAACTGCTCAAACGGCATGTGCTCTAAATCGCCTTTACCAAAGATGGACTTAGAAGCTAGTGTCATTTGATATACATCTCCACCAACATCGTCTGCAAGCGCTACTGCAATACGACGGAAGTGACGGCAGGCACGGCTACCACCTTGACCAGAACCCTTTACGTTTTGTGGGCACTCGTTGCAGTTGTGATGCTGTGGCTCTTCGATACTTGCATCAGGTGTTTCGCCATCAGAAGACCAGCAATCTGGAGGGGTCGCTGTTTCTTTAGGGTTGTATGCCTTGGCGTAGAAAGTGCGGGACACTCTCTTTGCGTTGTTAACAACAACGATATTTAAAGTATCACTATTGCTAGTCATAACTTCTTCGTTGTTAACTACCATGCGGAACTTACCGCCACGCAAAGAAATACGTTTGCCACCGCCACCACTACCAAGTAACGCCTTTGTTGCATCGTCTAACTCGACCTTCTTAAGATAGTCGGGTAGATCTTTTTTAAATAGAGCTAATTCGCTCATTTGCTTCTCCTTACAGTTATTGTATAAGCGCTATCCACATTTAACCCGGCGGGTAGCAAGTCGGGGTTTTCTCCTAAGAACTGCTTAATGTTGGTCTGATGAATGCGACGTTCTAACAGTTCAGGCACGTTGTGCTCAAACATAAAGTCATAAAACCGCTCCCAATCATTAGTCCAATACCTAGATTTAACCGTGCGAATAGCAGTGCCGTGCTTTGTTTTAATGCTGTCGGCGCCTGTTTCTTTGCAGATTTCTAGTATTTGCTGATTAATCACATCCAACTGCTCATCAAAGTCCGCATCTACTTCATCGGCTTGTTTGCGAGCAGCGTCTCGTGCGTCACGAATTTTAATGTAGACGGTAACGAGTTCATCAACTGATGGTTTAACTTCCATATATTTCCTTTCATTAGAGACAGATCTATGTCTGTTTGATACATCTTAATACTATCTGTTGACCTTGTCAAGTACTTTCTGTAACTTCTTTTTTATACAGGTCAATTAACTTCTCATGCGTGTCTAATTTATTTTGTAGCAGGTTGTAAAGTCTTCCCTCTACAGGGCTTCCTTTAATATGCACAATAGTCATCGGGTTCTTCTGCCCCTGCCTATCAATACGAGCATTGGCTTGCAGGTATGTTTCGATAGATGTTACAGGCGAATACCAAATAATTACGTTTGCAGCAGTTAATGTTACACCATGTGCGGCTGCTTGTGGTTGAATAATTAAAACACTAGGGTTTTCCCTCTCCTGAAACCGTTTAAATATATCGGTGCGTTTATTTACTGGCACTGCACCATTTATAATTTCGTTGGTTATCCCTGCTTTCTTTAAATGCGCAGCAAGTAATTCTATGGTATGGGTAAACGGTACAAATACTAAAACTTTATGACTGGCTTCTTCAATAACTTCTTGAATGACTTTAAGCCTGTTCGACACATCGAACTCAACCACTGCGCCTGTGTCTGAATAGACTGCGCCGCCGCTAATCTGTAAAAGTTTATTAAGGTTAACAGCTGCATTAACTGTGCTGATTTCCTCGCCGTCTGCCACCATGAGCATTTCTTTTTTAAGGATTTTGTAGTATTTCTCCTGTTGCGGAGTAAGGGGGGCGTCCCGAAAAACATGTGTAACCTCCGGTAGATCTAAGCACTCTTCTTTAGTAAAACGGATGGCTGGTTGAAGAGCAGTAAACACAACCTCGTTGGCGTTTGGTTTTGGAACCCATCTAAACTTACTGACGTGTAGCATAGTTTGATCTCTGAAGGTGCCAAAGAACTTAGGAACGTTTTTAGGTACGCACATTTTGGCTAGCCCGTATGCATCTGTTGGGCTTTGTGCTGCTGGAGTACCCGTCATCATCCATATCCAAGTCTTTGAGTTTATTATCCCGTTAAGAACTTTCCAGCGCTGGGTAGTTATTGTTTTATATGCGTTAGCTTCGTCTATAATAATTAAATCAAACCCGCCTTTCGCAATGGAGTCGGCGACAATCTCAACACCGTCATAGTTAATTACAACAAAGTCGGCGTTGCCCTCTATGATAGCTTTGCGTTTATGTCTGTCCCCGTAAGCCATGTCTACTTTGCGGTGCGTAGCAAACTTAAACAAATCAGCTAGCCATGCGGACTGCATAATAGATAGGGGGCAAACAACAAGAACTCTAGATATGGTGCCTTTAATCAAAAGATAATCCGCTGCCCATATTGACGATGCGGTCTTACCTGTGCCTTGTTCGTTAAAACAAAACGCTCTTTGATTAAGTGTTAAGAATGCTGCGGTTTCTCGCTGGTGTTGCATTGGGGCAAACTTACCAGGCCATTTGTAGTCTTTATTTATAGGCGACGGTACGTTTTTAACTCTTAACTTGGATAGTGCTTGTGCTTCTTCTAATCCCCAATTAACTAATACTTTATGTAAATCTCCTTGGGTTTCAACAATTTGGCTTTTTGGTATGCACTCGGTTACGAGATGCGGTCGGCGAGTCGTAATCAGTATTGCTTTGTTATTTAGTATTTCCATTTTTAGGTTTATTCTTCTTTACCGTATGATCCGAGTTCCGGCTAAAAGACCTGTTAGCACTCGGAGATTTAAGCTTAAGGTTGCTAGGAGCATTCGTACCGCCTTTGGATAGTGGTATAGCATGGTCAATGTCTTTCCCCTTCCTGTCTACGCCCTTCTTGTCCATCGCATAGCGGGCTCTCTCTCGAGTGTTCCTCTTGGGCTGCTCCCCCCTCTCCAGTTGTTGCTGATATTCCTTTTTGTATGGGCGTGGCTTGTTCACATATGGCATATCTGTGCTCCTCTTTGTAGAAAATATAGAAACTTCCGTCTCCTAACACCACATATTTTGGCATATTTTCAGGGTTATTGCCGTAGTTTTT